ATTCATTGTTGTTCCTTGGTTAGTTTATTCGTTGTCGTTTAAGCAAGCTTTCTCGATTATCTTACGAACTAGCTTGAATGATTCCAGGTCTTCGCTCTTTTCGGAGTTGACTTTTACTGCCCGAAGACCTGCTAGTTTCATCCTCGATATTTCGTCGGCGTCGTCGTCGACAACAACGATCGAGTTTTCGAAATGCTTCTTGATGAACTTTGCTTTGTTAGACGTGAAGTAGATGCCGTCTACGTCCACACCGTGGTCACGTAGCCACTGGTAAGTGGAGTGCTCGGTAGTTTCTAAGTAGTTGCGGTCCCTGGACGTTACGATGACTACTGGAATGTGGTCGTCGTACAACTCTTGAACCATCGCCACAGCACACGAGACAGCCGGTGCTTTTAGTGGACGACCAGTTTCCCAGTACTGCTGCTTGAGGCGGTCGTACTTGTCGATGCCTAAGTTAGCTTTCAGCCACACATCGTCTGGCTGGTCGACAACTATTGGCATTCCCGTTTCTTCGACTAAGAAGTCAACGAAAGGTTTCGGGTATGCCGATAAGACTCCGTCGAAGTCAAGTACTACTGGGTAGTCGATCTTTGCAGCTAAGAATGCTTCGCTCCTTCTCCTCTGGTCGACTACCTTGCTTTTGTCAACGAACGCACTACCAAACTCGTCAGCAGTCACTCCGTAGACCATCGCGATCTCAGTCGATAGCTTGACTATGTCAACAACCTCTGACAACACTTGAGACTGCTTTGTCCCTGACGACGACGCCACATGAGTTTTCCACGGTCCACCAATAGCTTCTAGAAGTTCTGAGACTTCGACATGTAGATGAAGCACCAATGCTTGAGCGAATTCCTCATCAGTCATGTCGTCTTTCTCACGACGAACTTTGTTGTAGAACGCCTCCTGGATCGACCACAGATGCTCGACTTGGTTTTGCTTGTAAGCTTGGATGGTACGGTTGTCCATGCAATTCACCGGAACCACCTCGCAATGTCGTCATGGAGAGACCACTGTTCGTCCCATCTAGCAAACCTCCCGGCGAAAGTTACCCCTGGAACGTTGTCTGGCTTTCCATCGAGGATTCCAATCTGGTTGTAGTCAGTCGACAAGTACTCGAGGATGCCACCCTTTCCTGCTTGGTCTGGGGTAAACCGAAGGAACGGAGTGTTGTCACAGAAGTAGACGTAGTCATACAACGACCAATGGTGCTGACCGTAAGGTGGAGTCGACAGATGGCAAGACTTGATCTTGATGAAAGTGAACTCCGACATCTTCCCCGGGTGGCCTGACAATTCAGCAAACGATGGTGCCGGGATAGTAGATATCAGGTGGTTGTAGGTGTAGTCGTTCTTCTTCCCATGTAGTAGATGCCCGACGGTGTCGATCCTCTGGATGACGTCATGGATGGTCGACTTCATGACTGGTCTCAGACCAGACTCGAGTTGGCCCATCGACAAGTCGAGGTAGTCGAACTCCGATGGGACGTACGACTGACGAAGCTTCTTTTTCGCATACATCGCGAAGTCGTCTTCGTTTGGTAGAATCAAATCTCCCTTATGCCCGTAGCCGATCGATATCTTCTTCGTCTCTACTCGTTTCGACTCCTTACCAAAGAGAACGTTAGCCCAAGTCCTGGTAGAATTCGTCGACTGAATGAAAAACGGTGAGGGTAGTGATAGCTCACCAGACGAAATGACTTGACCGCCGGTTATACCACCGACGACCATCCCTGTTATTCCTCCACCCAAGACGATCAAGTCGTAGTGGATTGTTCGATGACAGTTATGGCTCATAGTTTGCCTCTCACCCTTCGATGGCTGCTACTGGACCGTCGACGGACGCAAGTTCCAGACTGACTGGCTTGATTTCGTACTCTGGTAGCAGTATGTTCTCTGCCCAGTTGGAGTAGATCTCGACCCTCGATGGCACGACCTCTGCATGGGAGACGTATGCCGTGATTGCATTGTAGACCTCCCACTTCGACGGGTTGAGGAAGTCGACTGGGTTGTAGTATGGCATCAGCTTCTTCGCATGGACTGGTGACCTGAGGAGGTCGGTGAATGTTGCTTCTACCTGTTCCTCTGAGTCGAAAGCTACTTTGACTTCTTGCGCTGTTGCTACTGTTGCCTGGACCATGTCGGTGGAGTGGTTGAGCGCATTGAAGAACCCATCTAGGATGGGACCAACTGAAGAGTCTAAGTCGCCGACGTGGATGTAGGAGAACTGGAGATCGGGGATTATCCTTCTGAGGTACATCCCATTGGTGCACACCAGACGCATGGCTGTCGCATAGCCTTTGAAAGACGCCGACTTGTTGTAAGAGTTGACCACTTTCATCCCGAGGTCGATTCCATCAGCGTCGTCTTTGATCTTAAGCTCCGGGAAGAAGACGTCGCACGACACGTAGTCGTTGTAGTTTTTGACGTTTCCGTAGAAGTTCTTGCCCTCTAAGCCCTGTGCCAGTAAGCCGAATGCTGCCTGATGGTTGACCAGTGAGTAGTTGTCGCTGGCTATCACGCTTAAGCTGTCAGTACCAAGGTTCCAAATGCCCTGGTGTGCCATCGACTGTTCATCGCCGACGAATACTGGACGAACCTCTGCTTGGTCAAGAGTCGTTACGATTTCACGTAGTTCTTCGACTGAGTCGAAGTAGTTCTTTGGTGTCATTCTGGTTTTCCCCTCCCTGGTACTGTTGAACTTGCCTCGGATTCGAGGTTGCCTTCCTTGACGATCCCAACTTCGTAGTTGTTGTACTTGTAGTTGGAGTCCTTTGCTTTCGTGAGGCCGAGGTACTTGATGTAGATGTAATCTCCGACTTCACCGCTCTGCTGTTCGATCTGCGAGGATAACGCAGTGTGGGTTCTCAGGCAAAACGTCTCAGCCGAAGAAAGGTCGACGACCTCATAAAGGAATTTGCCTTCCGTCCAAGGGTTCTTGCGAATTTCGGATATCGTTCCAAGGAATTCGTCGCCTTCTTTGAAGTCAAGCCATGGTGCAAAGTCTGAGACGAAATCCTCTGCTGCCTGCATAGCCTGCTTCTTGATTGATTCTAAATCCATTTTAGACCTTCTTTTCGTTTCGTATTACTTCTGCCTGGATTAACTCTACCAGAGCGTTGTTCATCGTCTGTGCTTTTGAGACTGTACTCTTGTAGCGGTCCCACAGATCCAGCGGTACCCTGAGGCGGTACGTGGTTATGTTTTTTTTAGTGGCCATTGTTGTCACCAATAGTAGTCTGCCGTCATAGTATATATTTGTTACTTTTAGGTGCTAGCCCAAACACGAACTGGTATGCGAACAAGCTCGGAGAAACCCTCGTTAATGCTTCGAAGATACCATTAGACGGCTTCACCGAAAAATGCTCTTCCAGGATGTCGTACCCAGCTTTGTCGATCATCTTCTTCGACGACTCATAACCAAAGAACCTTACATGCGTTCGATCCAGTGGACCATAGTCTTCGTACCCCATCTGACCAAAAGCAATCTTCGCTCTTGTTCTGAAGTACTGGATGTTAGGAATCGACACGAAGATTCGACCACCTGGAGACAGCATCTTCGATGCATCTGCCAGGACTTTGTCCGGGCGAACCAAATGTTCGAGGACGTCGGCAAATACGATGGCGTCAAACTGGAGACCTTGGAGTTCCATGATCTCAGATAGAAGCTTTTTGTTGAGGTCGTAATGGTACGCCAGGTCGATGATCTTCGACGCTTCGTTACAAGCCTCGAGGTCTGCCTCGATGCCATGTACAGTACAGTAGTCGTCTTCAAAGCATAGGCCGTTGATGCCCATCGTTGAAATCGTACCCAAGTACTTTGAAAACAGACCATTAGAACAGCCAACGTCCAGAATGGTCGACGGCGCAATTCTTTCCACCATCCTCGCTATATGCATATGCTGTCGACGAGGGTCTAAGTTGATATGTCCATACTTCATTAGAATTCTCCTTGCGTCCTGCGTGGTTAACATAGCAGGGGCAATTGTGGCTTCTACCACAAGAAGCCGGTTAGACATAGGGGTCAACGAGTTATCTTAACCAGTCGCCCTCTACGGATTAGTCAGTTGTCGATGCATGCAGTTACGAACAACGCAACTGCCCAGTACCATTGAGTAAGTCTATGCTATTACTTCTACCCTCCCGTAGAGAGACGCAGCCACGGTAATCGTGGCTCTTGGTGCATCCTGCCCATAAAATATATGGGAGTTGTCCTGCAAGCTACTCGGCATCGTCTGCAAGGTCTTTCTGGTGCTGGTCAAACAAGTTGGCCTGTACCAAACGGATAGCCGACTTACCACGGAAGCCGTTGGCATCTTTGTCGGAAGACACGATGAAGACCCCTGAGAGGGGTTCCTCAAATTTGTCCATTCGAGTCGTCCTCCTTGTACGGGGCAATGTAAGCTCTCCACCCTGCCATGGCTGGGTCGAGGAGTTTGAGGTCTTCGAAGAAGTCGCAGTAGATAAGCCTCTTGGACTGTTTGACTGAAATCCTCTTACCATCGTAGGTGCAACATCTGCGTCGAGGTTTCGTCGATACTAACTGCCACTTTGAGCAGTCCTCGCATGATACCATTTGCTTGTATGCCATTTTTGTCTCCTGTTTGTTGGACAAATATATGTGGGCCCCGATTGTATATATAGATGTCTACAAGGAGCACTTTGTCTTAGAATGCTAGCATTTAGCCCCAGTTCCTATAACTCTATATATATATCTCTCGTAAGAGAGAAATATAAAGTAGGGGCTAATGCTAGCATTCACAGCACATTCTTTGGTTCGTCTGTCGATGTAGCATCACCTCAATGATTCTTGCAAGGCAGAAATCTTCGACTGTGCTGTTTTTATGACGTTGCTTTGGGTGTTACTGATTTCTTCGGCGTCTAACGATATTCCTCTCCAAGAATAGACTCCTTGAATCCTGGCGTCTGTAACTGTTGGATACCTGTCATGTATGGTGCAAGAGAACTTCTTATGAGTAAGCCTTTCTTCTGACCTGGAATCAGTCCACCGAATGAAGTCTGCATACAAGTCAGCTTTGGAAATCGACGACTTTTGGTCGAACTTACAACGTTCGGTGAAGTACTCATGCATGGTGTCGTAAGTTGCTCTGTACGTCTTAGTAGCAGATCGTATCTTGGTAGACAACAGTAAGCCACCGTTTTCTTCGTCTCGATACTTCTCGTACCCTTTAAGCATCCACTGAAAGATGCCGTCTTCTTCTTGGTGGAATTTTTCTTCGATGCCTTTGATTCTTTCTTTCTCGTTGAAGACTTTTTCGTATGGAATTAGTACAATCCTCCGCCATACTGCTTCGTCGTTCTGCTTCAGTTTAGGTCGATGATTAGTACCAAGGAACGTCTTGAAAGTCGGAGTGAATTCGAAGAATTCTTGGTACAGGTACCTTGCTAATACAGCGTCTCCACCAGTAGCCGACTTGATGAATGACTCAGACAACGTACTACCTGCTTCTGGTTCTGACGTGAACACGACTCTACGATGGTTAAGACGTGCGATATCATTGGTAGCTGCACCTTTGCTACGTGGCATGAACGTCTCTGGCGTAGTCGACGTAGCATACCTACCAAGGATGTGGCTGATGACATTGAACGTAGTGGACTTCCCATTCTTCCCTGACCCCCAATGGATAAATATCAACTGCTCTGGGTTTTTGTCCACCAGGAGATAACCACAGATCCTCTGGAAGGCTTCTATGGTTTCTTCGTCTCCCATGAAGATTTTTGACAAATGGTCTTTCCACATCGGGCAGTCGGCGTTGGGGTTGTACCTGACGGGAGCTACCATAGTGATGAAGTCTTCGGGGTCGTGGTCACGGATGGCAGGAGTACCATTTGTCAAGTCGACAGTACCATCAATGCAATTAAGTAGATACGGGTCGCTGTCGAGCTTCTCATAACCAATTTCTAAATGCGGCTTCGCACCTGCTACTGCCAAGTCGATCTGTCGATTGTTCGATGCCATACGAACGAACTTCATGTAGTCGTCTCGCTCCTTTCCAGGTGGTAGCATGCTAGCTTCTGCTTTCATCGACCGAACGATAGCATGAGCTCTACGTTCTGGCTCGCCACCGGAATGCTCCGACCACTGGGTACCATCGTAGAAGTACCACATCTTCGTCTTGTAGCAATACCTGGCGTCGTCGATGTTGGCCACGACATATCGAAAGATAAGTCCTCTTGGTGTGTAGTCTAAGTCCGTCGATACAATCTCGTTGACGGCGGATTCGCAAATGGTCGACTTGGCCTTTGACAAGTTCGACGGGTAGTTCAAGCTGACGTTCTCAGCCAATAGTCTAAGTTCTTCGACTTCTAGTGGTGGGTTGCAATGCTTTTCGTTGTTCATACAAAGCAAGGCAAAGATTTCGTCTTCATTGAACCCCTTACCACGATACGAACTTGCGATTTGAAACATCGTCGAGTTTCGTTTTCCTTCGGGAATGACTTTTGCTTGGTCTCTGAAAAACTCGACTGAGAATGTTTTCGACTTTCCTACGATGAGGTCGACCATCCATTGTGGAAGGCTGGTAATCGGAGCATCTTCGACATCCCACTTGTAGGTGTTTGACGATGCATGATTAGAAGGTGGGGCTACAACATAACCACCATCGGCTCTGATGTCGACACCTGGCCCGACTGTTCCAGCACTCGATAAAATCTTGGTGTACCCAAGGGGATACTCGTAGTACAAATGCTTCCCACCACTGCCAGTTGTAACTCCTAACGTTGGTGGGAGAGGACTGTTCTTGGATTCCAAAGTTCTCAGCGTGTCGATACCACTGATGTCGTTTTTGTAGTCTAAGTCAATCACGACGAGGTTGGACTTATGTCCAGTTGCAACACCGATGTTTGACAGTGGCCATCTTTGCCACCATAGTTCGACTTGCTCAGCATCTGTCGTTGCGTCTTTGTATCCGGATTTCAAGTCGACTGGATGATATCGTGGGTGCTTTCCTGGGCTTTTGCAGTCAGGGTTTCCACAAGTACATCTGCCTCCTTCGTCTATCGAATGGACAGGAAATACTTCCCATCCCCGTTTAGCGTACGCTATTGCTTCGGCTTTGATGTCCATTGTTTGCTACCTTGCTATCGTTCTAGTACAAACTACTAAAAGTCTAGCAGTAACTATAGTCCCAATAGCATATTAACGTGTTTACATAGCAAAGACGACAAAATGGTAGATGACACAGAAGGCTTCTAGCAGGGTCAATTTTACTAACTAGTGTAATATAGAGTAGTGTTGCAAGTGTCCTGAGAAGAGCCACATAGAAGTCTGTACGTGGAGGTTAACCACTAAGCCTACTAGTTACTATGGCTAAAAAATGGGGTTAGGTAGTGTTGGTTGAACAAACAAGCTATAAGTCAACTATCGAAGTTCTAATGCTAGCGTATGATGGCTTCCAGCAACTATCTGTGTAGCAACTAGATCTTCTGGAATGTCGCATTGACCATGACCACAGTAACCCCAGACGATAACTGATCCGTCAGGTTTCAATGCAACTGTATGATACCATCCACCATCGACTTGTGTGGCAACGACTCCGGCTGGTACATCGCATTGGCCATTTTCGTTAAGCCCCCAGGCAACTACTGACCCATCGGGTCGTATTGCCATGCTATGTTTCCATCCGCTTTCGACTCGGATGGCAACTAGACCAGGTGGTACATTGCATTGACCTTTGCGGTTGCTTCCCCAAGCAACTACTGAACCATCAGCCCTCAATGCTAAGTTGTGGTATCCACCGGCCGATATGGATGTTGCAACGAGTCCAGCAGGTACCTTGCACTGGTCTTGATCGTCGTTTCCCCAGGATTCGACTGATCCGTCAGGTTTCAATGCTATGCTATGCGAGTTTCCAGCAGATATTTGTGTGGCAACAAGACCTGCTGGAACATTGCATTGGCCATCGAAGTTCCATCCCCAAGCAACAACTGAACCATCAAGCCTCAATGCCAAACTATGGCGTCCATTACATGCGGTCTGAGTAGCAACTAGACCATCGGGAACATTGCATTGGTTTGCAGTGTTGTTGCCCCAAGCAACGACAGAACCATCTGGTCGTACTGCCAAGTTATGGTTAGAAGATGTCGAAATCTGGGTAGCAATGAGACCTTCTGGAACAGTCGACTGACCACTGACGTCCCAACCCCAAGCAACAACGTAACTTCTCAATAGATCACCATAGCAACGAATAGCAAGTCTTTGACCTGATGACGATGGAGCAACTAATACCTTGTCACCAACTTCGACCCTACTAGAATGAACTGCTATTAGTTGCCCCGAATCCAATGATGCAACTACAACTTTGTCGTCAACTTCTGGACTAAAGAATTGCATGGCAGTTTTTTGTCCAGAAGAAAGTTGGACAACCACGACCTTGTTTCCGAGGTCAGTCATGAGTCTTCCTCTATGTATCTCACTTCGACAATGTCACCACGTTCAAGAACTACCGTCCCTGTACCACTTGCATGGTCGATAGTCTCGACTGTCGCTACTTCGATTCCAACGATGTCAGACTTAATCTTGTCGTCGACGATGGATATCGTGTTCGACACGGAGTCCGATTCTTGTGACTTTTGCATGCGTCTGGAATCTGACAGTCGATTGTCTGGTGAAACAGATATCTTGACCTCGGTGTGGCTGGCAGTTATCGAATATCTGATCGAGATGATTCTCATAGCTTCACCCTCGGGAATGTAGTCATACCCGTAGAACCTGCATCTCTGGTACAACTCGAGGTCAGTCCTGTCGATCAAAGTCAGAGTGTAGTTGAAAGCATACTTGGTATAGTAGTCGTACAGGTCTTCTGCCCGGGCGATGACTTCGTCGATAGTACCAAAGTCGCTACGTTCCTCGAGATATTCTATGGGAATCGACTCACCAAGTTCAGCGTCTGGAGTTTGCTTGATATGTTCTAGCCAGCCACCAGCAGGAGTCGAAGACCTAACGATGATTCGGTTATACTTTTCGTCGGACTTCTCAGAAACTTTGACTGTGTCGACCAAGTAGTCATCGGGGTCAGTTATGTCGACGATAGGTGGCAAGTCTAACCCGTGGTCAGGATCATCGATGTCGTCTTCATGGACGAAGTAGGCGCATGGGACCAGGACATTGTCGATCATGTTGTTCTTGACTAGGAATACCATACGAGATGCTTCACTGACGTCTCTGATAGCAGAAGCTTTTGTGGACGTCGGCTGGAACACGAAGTTCATTGGTGTATACGCATGACCATAGGTCGTCGGGTTATGAATACGGTATGGTCGAATACCAGTCGTAGTCTCCCATTTCGATGGACTCCCAGGGGTCAATGTTTCTAAGCCAAGCCAGTATTTTATAAGCCCCATTGGCGACCAGCCGAGAGATACTGGGTATGACAAGTCTCCGTCTGGAAGGAACTGGCGAGTCAGGTAGAACCCGACATCATATCCTTGGACCGACGATTTGTTCGATGCAACTTTGACGACGTAGTCTTTCCCCGGGACAAACCCTGAGAAGATTATATGAGGGACATTGTTGTGGTCTTTGGCGGATATGACGAATGTCTTGTAGGAGTTTGGAGAACCTAAGTTGTCGATTTTTCCACGACAAGACCATAACATGTCTTGTATCGACCTGCTGATAGTTATCGATTCGAACTTATATGCGTCTGGGTCGAAACCCATTTTGACTGGTGGTGCGTAAGTAAGTCCAGAACCAGCAATGTTTGCCTCGACTGGTTCTAGCCCAGTAGACAAGTCGATGCTACCACGAGGGTATAACACCATCGAATCTGCTACTTCGAGGGCTAAAACATGCCAGTAGCTAGTAGCAACATATGTCGATACAAGCCCCGGTGGGACATCCACTTGGCCATCTGAGTTATATCCCCAAGCAACAACTGACCCGTCTTCTTTCCTGGCTATACTAAAGAAATCTCCTGCATCGATTTGTACGGCAACTAGTCCAGTTGGTGGCTCGGATGCACCGGCGTAGTTATCGCCCCATGCCACTACTGAGCCATCGTCTTTCAATGCCATGCTATGGTAAGTACCACCTGCTATATCTACTGCAAACAGTCCTGCTGGGACGTCACATTGCCCATCGTAGTTGTACCCCCAGGCAACAACTGAGCCATCGGCCTGAATAGCAACGTTGTGATATGCTCCTGCGTCGATGATGACTGCATCGAGCCAAGGCGGAGAATCGCATTGTCCATCGTCGTTGTACCCCCAACCAACAATCGAACCGTCTGCCAGTAATGCTAAGCTGTGGTATTCTCCGCACGAGATCTGTATTGCAACTAGACCTGCGGGAACATCGCATTGACCTTCGTAGTTATCTCCCCATGCTACAACAGACCCATCAGAGCGTAATGCTAAGCTGTGGTATCCTCCGCATGAGATCTGTGTTGCAACTAGACCTTCGGGAACATCGCACTGTCCATAGTCAGTCTCTCCCCATGCTACAACAGACCCGTCTGGTCGCAAGGCTACGCTATGGTTTTCGCCACAGTCGACCTGGACCGCAACTAGTCCTGCTGGGACATCACATTGCCCTGATTGGTTCTCTCCCCAAGCAACTACTGGGTTGTCGTCACATGGTTCTATGACGACGATGTCGATAAGTTTGGGTTCAAGATGGAGGGTCGAAGACATCGAACCTTCACCTGAAATTTCGAATGGTCCTTCAACATCTTTAGCTCCTCTGTCGAAGTTACCACTGTTAAAGTCGACATCCATGAGTTACCACCTGGCATATCATACGTAAGTCCACCCTGTCGTTGTATCGACATAGATTAATTCTACTTTGGTCCAGTCTGTTGACAATACCAGGTCTGAGGCAGAACCACGAATGTTCGACCCATTTCTAGCTACCGTTAGGTTGGCGGTTGAGAAATTTCCTTTGGCATCATAGACGACAACTATGTCGCCTACCGAAGGAGTCGATGGTAAGGTTATCGTAAACGCACCAGTAGTATTGGTGTCTGCCAGGATAACATCGGATGGTACCGCAGTGTACGCAGCAGTCTTGACGATGGGCGTCTTCAAGTTTGTCTGACCGATGATGTCTATGTTGGACTGTCCATTGGAGTCGATGTATGCTACTTCATTGTTAGCATAGTCACGTAGACGAAGCTTGTTTGTACCAGCGTTGTCACCAAGTCTCAGCAGGATGTCTTCGCCGGAAGCACATGTCGATATGACATGGTTCACTATCATCAGGACTAACAATGTGTCGTTGTTGTTGGAGCCGACGAGGGATATAGCACACTTGACACCTCTACCAGAAGTTGGTCGGACATTGGTCATCCCACCAGTCGAGGTTAGCCATACTAAGTCGCCTGCAGCCCATGTTTCGCCGTTGGGGTTGGCATCGGTTATACCACTAGTATCGATCCCTGCTAGTTCACCGTTAACCCGTACAAGCCCAGTCCCACTGTTAGGGATTGCTTCTGCCGTGATGCCGATGGCACGAATCTTGTTGTGGTCGGTACAGTCTGCCCGGTCGATGGTCGTCTTGCTACCAGATGCTCCTGAGATATAGACGACAACACCCTTGGGTAACAACACTCCGGACTTGTTTGTAGCAGTCATTGTCAACGCCGACGCAGCAGCAGCACCTACCGAGGATAAGTTGCTCCCATCACCATAGTAAGACAAAGCTCTGAAGTCTGCATACGCATCGTCAGCAGAGTTCCTGGATTGGAGTTCACCTGAGTCAGACTTGATTTTTGTTCCACTATTGCCAGTGTCAAGTTGCAATGTTGCGGAGGTGGTCCCTTCAATGGATGGAATGTTTTCACGGAATGCTTCGTGGTCGTAGCTAGTATACCTCCTTGCTATTGGAGTTCCTGCTGCCCATGACCTAGCAGTAGTACCCGATGCTCCACGGGTCATTCCACTTATAGTTGTTCCAGTATTCCCCGTAAAGATGACAACTTCTGCCAATACCCCGACACCTAAAGTAGCAATACCTGGGGCCAAAGTCAAGACATCGGTGTCGAATGTTGCACTCGTGTCGGTGTCAGATATGGCTGCAGTTAGCAATGCAGCAGGAGAACCGGATTTTGCAGGATACATTGTTGCCATTATATCAAGACCTAGTTTCGGTGAACACTACCGACACTGTCATTTTGTCTCCGGCATCAAGTATTTTCTGAGAAACATACCTATGCCTAACTAGCATATGTCCTGCCGAAGCATCGTCGAAGATTCCAACTTCGTTGACATGTATTCCGTCAGTCGTACAGTCGAACTCACCTGACCAAGTAGCTTTACCTGGTGCTTCGTAAGAACAGACGACTTCTTTTCGTTCGAGGCCATAAGAAGTACGTTCGCTAAAAAGCTGGGTTTGATCGTCACCTTCTAAGCCAGGACTTGATCCGAGTGCCATATATATGAACGGTGATGTCGAAACCCCATTTATGAGTTTAGCAACATACTCAATACCAACGTCTACAAAGGTTGCCATTTATTTCCCCTTCGGTTTCTTGTCGTTTAGTTCTTCGGTGTCCGTTGTCTTTGATCCGTCTTTTCGATGTATCGTTGTTGTCACCATCCATGTACCATATCCTCTAGTTTGTCTTGGTTTTCCTGTCATGACATCACCATTGCATTTCCGATGACGATGATTGCTCCCCATCGGGCTAAAGTCCCTAAGATATAACCACCTTTGAAGTAATGTGGTTCTGCTCGAATGTCGACGTTGTCTGGCAACTCAGTACCTTTCCACTCGGTCATTCCGGCATAGATGCCATGAACAAAAGAATGTACTTCTGGAACGGTGTTGCAAAACGTACGTATCATGTCTTTTCTAGTCATGTTGTATCTCTGACGAACCCGACCGAATACGCCCAGTTGAGGTCGTCAACTTTTGTCTCAGTCCACCGGCTTATGTAGCAGTTGGTGTACGAGACCCCGTCTACAACCAAGGTGTATGGCGAACCGATCTTTGCTCTAAGGTTCGAGATGTCAGACTGGTCGTTTGTCCAACATCTGAACGTTACTCTGAACCCAAGTTCGTCCGTCGACTGGACCGACCGTTTACCAGAAACAAGAACTGTTTCGTTAGTTATTGGTGAACGGTGGAATTCCGGAAACGATGGTCGACTCAAGTTGACCCCATCAAATGTAACACTGCTCATGTAGTTGTCCTACTATAAAAGGCTGTCTCGGTCGTTATGACCGAACACCTCTCTTTACCAAATTTAGTCTTGTCTGGTCGTCACGTTTTTGCCAGAATTCGTCTACATCTTGTTTGTTGCTGAAGTTGATCTGGTCGATATGCATCGAATCATCGTAATTGTTAGTCGATGTATTGACCTCTGACGACGACATCGGAGACACCTGAGACACTGCAGCTTCTGCGGCAGAATCCATCGATGGTGCCACTGAAGCAAGTGGTTTTACCAAGTAAGCTTCCCAGTCAGGAGATTTCGACAACGGACCACGTTTAGCTGGGGAATGTGGTAGCAAGTCGCCGATCATCCCCATAGCCTCCCAGATAACTTCGTATGGCTTCATGATTAACGACTTTATGCCGTTGACTAAGAATTCCATCAGGCCTACCCCAGCGTCATAGAATTCATCTCGATGGTCTTTGAAGAAGTCGGTGATTTCGCCAAAGTGGGTGATGAACATTCCGATCGGTGTCCAGGACCACGCAGTTTTGAGAAGACCAAGGGTACCTTCAGTATCGTCAGCCATAGACTTGTTGCTGTTGGCCATGTTCTCCCCCATGGTGTTCATCGACTCAGAATGCATATTCTCAGCCTCGCTCAAATCCATGAGGCTTTCGATTTGTTTCTCTTGTCCGTTTTTGGCGTCGATGGTTTGCTTCAAGTTTTCTTTTTGAGCTTCAGAATTTTCGTCGATGCCCTCATTTATGTCTCCTTGTTTTTCGATCAGGTCGTCCTGTCGGTACCCCAGTGACTCGATCCGCATTTCTTGCCTTTGAATCCTTCTGGAATATTGCTCTGTAGTTTCGTTTTCCTTTTTGCCTTCTGCCCTCATCTCAGCAAGCTTATCTTTCGCATCAGCGAGGTCTAATTTGTTTCCTCTGAGTGAGAGGCTATTATCACGCAACGAATCGTTGAGGTCGTCAGATGTCTCTTTGAGGTCTGACATTTCGTCACCAAGGTCGCTGAGGACTGTAGCATAATCAGTGTAGTCGGTGATCGAAGTTGAGACTGCATCTGTAGTATCTTCAGTTGCAACTGTCAACGTGTCGAAACCTTCTGCTGTATCGCTTGCAGTGTTTCCTAGATTGTCTAACTCAGTAGCATTGACATCCATCTGATCGGTGCTCTCGTTGCTTGCACCGGTGAGCCATGCCCATGCGTCGGCTAGACCATCCCATATAGCAGTGAGACCTGCTGCTATAGCTTCCCAGTTATCCCAGAGCAGGTAGCCAATAGCAACAACTCCTGCTATGGCAGCCACTAGAGGCAACCATGGGAGTATTGCAGCCCACCCAGCGGCAGCAGTTGCCATTAATGCAGGAACCATGGTGCTTGTCTGGATGGCGGATACTGTCATAAGAAGAGGTCCTAAGACAGTAAGACCTTGTGATAACTGTAGACCGACTCCTGCAACCGTCTGGATCGGCCCAGGTAGAGCTTCAAGACCACCGGCTAGTAAACCCATTGCGTCGGCAGTTAGAATGGTTGCAGGTGCCATGGCGTCCCCCATGGTTATCTTGGCAGCTTCCATTTTGTTGTCGGCTATCTCAAGCTGTGCTCCGGTAGCTTCTAACTGAGCAGTCAATGCTTCTTGAACCTGGCCACCTTCACGTAGGGCGTCAGAATATACGCCGAGTTCGTCACGCTGACGTACCAAAGACATGGCAGCTCTTACACCTTCTGCTCCAAACAGCTGAGTCAGCATACCCATCTGGTCGACGTTACCACCAGCTTCGTCGAGCTTGACTGACAGCTGGTCTAAGACGGCTTCCATACCGATGAAGTCACCGTTGGCGTCTTTCACCGAAATACCAATGTCTGCAAACTTCTGAGCCTGCGACGGGTCGGACAGCTTCATGAGCATCGACTTCAAAGCAGTACCTGCTTCTTCGGCACTGACGAAATCTTTCTTGAGCATTCCGTTCATGGCAGACAGTTCTTCGAACTGGATACCTAAGTTGGCTGCAACACCAATGTTTTTACTCAGTTCTTGCTGTAACTCTGGTAGTGTCGTCTTGAATGCCTGTACCGTACCAATGAGGACGTCGGTTATATGTTCGGCATCACCTGCTTTGGTCCCATACGAATCTAAGACTGCAGTGGTGGCATTTACTGCATCACCTAACCGTAGGTTACCTGCTACTGCCATGTCGGCTATGGCAGGCATCTCAGCCAGGACTTTGTTTGCATCGAAACCGGCCGAGCGCATCATGTACATACCACCAGCTACTTCGGTTGCACTGATAGGTAGCTGTTTTGACAAGCTGATCGATGCGTCTTCCATGTCTTCGAACTGGTCGACGGTCAAACCACCAAGACTTTTCACCTCAGCCATGGCAGTATCAAAAGACAAATAGGATGCGTTGATGTTGTCTGCTAGTAGCTTAGCTCCGATGCCAGCTCCTGTCATCGCAGCACCTACCTTGAGCATGCTGCCAGACAAGTCTTTCCCTGCTTTGGTGCTAGACTTCTCAGTTTCTTCTAGTTTGGAAACTTCTGCTTCTGCTGAAAAAACATCGTCTTTGACGGTACTCTTTATTCCCAGACGCCAGAAGATATCGCCTAAGTTTACTTCAGCCATGTTTGAACTTTGCCTCCGACTGCATAGCTATTGCTTTCAATATTCCTGCCATCTCCTCCGGAGTTTGACGTTGTTTTTGTGTCCTTTTTGGTGAATCGTCAAAGTAGTCGACCATGAATTCTTTAGGTGGATGTGGGTTGTCTTGGGTCGAGGTCAAGATCGAACAAATCCTGGCTGATCTCAAGTCAGACAACGTTTGCTCACGTTTCCATCGTTCGACCGAAGTCGTCATCATCAGGTCGATCTCATTAGGCGTATATTCTCCAACATCCTTTGGAGAAATTTTTAGAAAGTCGTATGCAGGAGATACGACTTTTGACAGGTAGGATTTTACTGTTCTGGCTCCTCTTCTGGGGAGCCGACAACTTCCCCCATGTCAGACTCCATCTTGCTGACGTCTTCTTTGGTGACTGGTTTCAGCCATCCATCGTTACGTAATGCTTTGAAGATCTCGAGGTACAGCATGTCTAATGTCTTACCATCAGCATACCATTTGTCGATCAAGTCGCCTGCTAAGCTGAGACCTCTTTCGGTCTGTAGACGACGGTCTTCGTGCTTCAGCCCTCCCCAGATTAAAGCTCTGGCATGCCTGACACCAACGTTCGACTTCGAAGACAGCAGTGTACCAAAACCTGCACCAAGAACTTCTTCGATGTCAGCGACAGAATTCGCTGAATATCTGAGATGACGTACTTTGTCGAATGTTATTTCGTTGGTCATGCTTCTGCCCTGGCCACATGTAAGACGTATGTCTTAGGTGACTTGTTCGTTTCAGTGACCATTATGGTAACATCGGTCACACTACCAGCACTTCCAAGAGTAATCGCCGAAGATGCTTCTCCGCTGGCTACGATAGAACCATTGACTTTGATGACACCTGCAGAAGCAGTTGGTGTGATCGTAACCGAAGTAACTCCAGTGAGAACAGTCACAACATAGTTGTAGACGTCTGACGCTGCAGTAGGTGCAACTACACCATCATTGCTTACAACGAAGAATGGAGACGTCAGCCCGGCCGAAGTTTCAGTCGTGAATGTCACCACACCAGTTGGTTCGAACGAAGATTCGAAGCTTGCAGAAGCACCGTCCATTGGTGTCACCAGTTTAAACTTGGTGCAAATGCAAGTGGCAATGAAAGTCGAACCGAAAGATGTTGGAAGACTGATGACTACTTCTCTCGGTGTCTTCGATAGATGGTCTGCGTATAATGCAATCTGACCGTTCGTATCTCCTTCGTAGAAATTCCCTTTGACCGAAAACTCACCACCACTTATGAGGCCAGCGATTTTTTCAACCCAGCCACCAGAGTCGTTACTGGTGACTTCATGCATAGACACCGTAGTCTCCGGCGACGATACGTCGGTTACTTCGGCAATGTTGTTACCACCCCAGGATATCCTGGTTGGATACGCAGATTTTGCTGTTGACATGTTGTTGTTCCTCTTAGTTGTATCGGGCTACTACGTCGACAGGTGTCATGTACATCTTAGTTTCAGGGTTATAATCTGTCCCTGCATCCGGCGATGAGGTAACTAAGATAGCGCCAATGACGACACCTTCTGATGTTCCCGAATAGCTATGCAAGCATTTTGCTACTGCATTAGCTAGATTTGTCGACTCAGTCGATGTTTCTGCCCAGCAAGATAGCTGGAAGACTGTTCCTCGGAGTGGCAACGTACGAGAACTGTTGCCTTTCCACCCGACGCCTGATATGCCGTCGAGAGTGATTGCTGGTAGAACGATATTACGAGGTAACGTCGACCTCATCATTCTATTGCCAATCATGCTGCTACATGATACGTCAGACATCACTATAGATCGTATAGCTGCAAAGATACTTATAACAATACCCCCTGGTCGATTATCTGTAAATCATTTCCATACTTTTGGTAGAAGTTCTAACACTGCATAGACTTCTTTTTCGACTAACTCTTTGTTTTCGTAGTATGCAGGTCGAAGATACGGGTATGGCTTTTGGTTGTACGTTCGACCTCTTCTGTCGGTACCACTGAACCCAAGTTCTATTCGACGTCCATACGGTACGGTCGGGCCCACAACAGTCACTGTTAGTTCTACTGTATTAGTAACTGTTTCGAAATGAATTGACCGTTGTAAGTCATGAGTCTTGACTCTGACTTTAGATTTTGCCGAATTGGTAATGATCAAAGAACCTGCTTCTAAAGCAGGCTTTCTGAGCTGAGTGAGTTTGTTGCCAAGCTCTACTAAGTTCTTAATTCCTTGGTCAAGACCTTCGATAGTCACATTGTACCACCAGACCCAATCCAACTCAGAATGATAGTAATCAAGACAGTGATCAAACCTCCACCAACACCACCTACTCCAGCAGACTTTACTGCTACAAGACGGTCGACTTCTAAACTGTTGCCAGTCATCATTTCAAGATAACGAAGACGTTCGTCATGGTTGTTGTAAGTTTTCTGCAACTGTTCTAGGCTATCGCAGATCCATTCCGTTCGTTCGTCGATCCTTGCTAACGACGAATGAATGTCGTCATCAGTCATCTCTGACCACCTGACATTTTAGAAGAGTGATTACTCCATGACCACTATGTTCTGGTACCAATATGTCATACGATTTATCGTCAACAACTGCTTTCATTGACGATGTTATCGACGGGTAATACCCATTAAGACTTATGTCATGGGACGCCATTGAATATGTCAATTCTCTTGTCTTGACTTCATGAATATTGGCAGAGGGGTTAACTGAACATGGTATGTTCGAATGACCTTCGTAGTCAGACCAGGATTCTTTAGTTTCTCCTTCACTGTCGATAGTTGTTACCAACGCTCGTATCGTGCAAACCTCGGGGAAGTACCTGTGAGGAATAGCAGAATTAAGTCTGCTATCGATGAAGCTTGTTTGCAAGTTATCACCTATATGCTAACCATTTGTCGTCGGCATTGGGTACGACGATTACCCCAGTATCAGTTGTTCCCGTGTTAGACTTAGACATTCGCCGAAAGTTCGATGCCGAAGCTCTTATAGCTGCTGCTGTAGAAGCACCGTCAGTCTTTAAGCCGTTATTCTCGATAACTTTCAATACATATGCCTGGTTAGCAGCAATGATTTCTAATGCATCGGCAGCAGCACCGTATACGTTATAACCATTGTTGTCGAGGAACACCTGGATTTCTTCGTTGGAGAAAATTGGGTTGGTAGCAGAAGTATCCTGCGAATACAGCCTGGTCTTCCCAATCGATGTCGATAAATCGTAGTCGAACGTCATTTTTCTCCAATAAGTTTTATCCTACCTGTGCGTATGTCATCCGAGGGTCAACCTGAGCTCCACCTATGGCAATCCTCACGCGGTACTCGATGGTGTCGTTTTCGAAGCTGCCTGACATGGCATTGACTTCGCCACCACCAGAGACGCTTACTTTGTTGGAAGACTTCATCACAACTTCTGGCTGTTCGTTGCCTCTAAGACGAGCAAACTCGACTGCAGATCCACCTGACATCCTGGGATCGCCCATGAGGTACCAAGTTGTATCGCCTGCAGTGGTGTCGATATAAGGCAGCCACTCGTTGACTCTGAGCTGGAGACCTGTCTGTGGAAGAACGTTGGCTGTCGGCATCGGTACTCCGCCACCAGAACCAACTTCGGTCCACTGCTTGAAAGTCGAAGTAAGGATTGCTCTTGCTGTCAGTTCCAGCTGTGGAGGAACCACCAGGTACTTTGGTCTGACTCTCATAGCAACACCGTCAGGACTCTTCTGGGATTTCATCAGTCCAATGGTTTTCTCCAGGTTGGCAATCGTAAGTGGAAGACTACCAATGTTTGTCAGATCCTGACCACAGTCTGTAATGGTGTCTCCATATAGCAGGCTGTTTGGACCACTAGCCGAAGTCATTAGACTAGTTGCAAAGTGCCCCTCGGTGTCTTTAGCGGCTGTTGCCATGTCGCCAGGGATGCTGCCGAAAGCGTTCATCGAATCATTGATCAATGACTCCCAGGATATCCCAAACCCTTTGCCATATTTCTTGAGAGCCAGTTCGTACTGGTATGCAGATGGCTTGTCGTACTGGTATTCTCCTCTCTCAGGCACCTGAGACAGCATCTTAGACTTTCCAACGACCTTAGACTTCTGTGCAGGGTTGAAATTTGCCAGAGTCGAATATCCGAAGTAGTCTTCCCAGCTGTAGAGGGGGTCGACTGGTGCTTTGTACGATGCAAGCAGCTGTCTGTCGATGATCTGACCAAACAGATATGGGAAGTCGCTTGTACCGACTGCTTCTTCGAGCTTGTATTCGTGGCCTCTCTGAGATAGCCCTTCTTTGTTGGTCAGCAGCTCTACTGCCTTGATCAGTTTTGAGTTGTCTGCTTTACGACTGTCGACGGAAGAGAACTTATCCCATCCTTCCATCGTCTTAAGAAATTCTGCCATAGTATTATTTACCTCCGTTTTCGATGCTGGTCTTTACGTCTTCTAACGTCATTGCATGTTCTTTTTCAGCGACATAGTGGTTGAATTCTTTCTGCGCCTGCTGGTATGCCAAGATAGAACCTTCAAGATGGCTTGTAGCCAGGTCGATGTCTTCGATCCTGGCCACAATTTTCTCGAGGTCTTCCTTTAGCTGGTTCTTCTCATATGACAGCTTCCATAACTGAGCTGTCTGGTTTTCGATCTTAGACTGCAGACCTTTGAAGAAATCCATCTATGACTGTGCCTCCGATACCATGATGTACCTCACATCTCCGTTGATGACAACCCTCAGTGCATGGTCTGGAGTGTCGGAGTTTGCTGCGTACTGAGTGGATGACAGCCCGACAAACTCGAAGACGTTGTCTGCAGTTGCTTTTCCAGTAGCATCACCGTCCATGACGAAACGGTGGATCGAATGCATCGTAGCTGCACCAAAGTCAGTTGAAGCACCGTCAGCCCAAAGCTCAGACATCCCACCTGCAATGGTAGCAAATGCAGCTCTGTCTGGTGCCATGAACGTTGAGCGATGACCTACTGCAAGACCGGTAACGGTACCATCTTCGTCGAACTCTATTCCAGAATGCCCTCCGTGGGCAGTGAGGACTCCTGCTGCTTCCACGACAGTTCGGTTCCGGATTGACTCTCCACTACTTCCAACTCCGTTCAATGACAGCTGGATGTACTGACCACGAACGTCACCGGTGACAGCGGTTGAGCGATACCGGTATTCTCTGGCGATCGCCTGAGTACCAATTGCTGCTGGAACCGCAGATGTACCAACGAGGTCAAGCTCCTCATTAGGAGACCAATGGACCTTGATGGCAACGATTCCACCTGCACCAGCGTCTGCTGCTCCCAGAGAATACCCAAACATCCGATGGGTGTTTTTGTTGTAGTTCTTAGAAAGAACTCCTGAAGTTTTGTTGATGTAGATTCTGTCGCCGTAAGACACTGCAATGGAACCTGCTTCGTTGGAACCAAGAACCATCAGCGCCCAGATACCTTCGGTCTCTACCGCAATCAGATCAGTCGCAGCAGAAGCACTACTAAGTGCTACCCCAACGATGTTGTCACCATGGACAACTGGGTCGCCTGCATCGACAAGACCGTCGGTGTGCGACGGATGGACCAGCTCAGACTCAACGATGGTTAACGTTCTACCAAGGTTGACCCCGGAAATCTCGTCTCCTGCTGGTCTGGTTGCACAACTATATTCTGTCATTCTTAACGTCTCCCGGTTGAGGCAAGCTCAGCCATGTTCTTTGCAGTTTCTTTGTCATAACCCATCAGGACATATGATTCGGTGAATGCTTCGGTAAGCCCGTCCCCATTGTCTTCCGTCTGAGTAGATGTTCCATTGTTGGTCACCTGCGCAGGAGATTCTTTGCGAATGGCTTCGACCTCAGCTGCTTTAGCTTCGATAGCTTTCTTGACTTCTGCACCAAAAGCCACTACATCAATGGTACCGTCTTCAAGTATCTTCGCTTTACCACTCATGTGGTCGATGACGACTTTGCCTGAAACTTCTGGTAGCTTTGCTTTCTTGACTTCTTCGGTAACAAAGTCGATAGATGCTTTTTCGGCGATCTTCTTTCTGAGACCGTCGTTCTCTTCTTTGAGCGTCTTGACTGTTGCAGCCTGCTCTTCTGAAAGTTTCTTCTGTGCTTTCAGATCAGATGCAGACTCGATTTCTTTAGCATACTCGTCAAGAGCGCCTGGATACTTTGCCTTGATTTCGGCAAGAGTTAGTTTGTCCTCTGGCATGTTCTTTCCGTCTTCGATTGTTCTTTGGTCACCAAGGGTCTTTGCCTCAGCAAACATTGTACGATACCTACCACCAGCACCTGGTACTGTCACAAAATCGACAGTATTCAATGGGCCAGATATGAGCTCTTTGATAATTTTTCCTTTCTTACCGTCTGGTGCTACACCGTCTTCACGTACTCCATCGACATAATGAGAGACACCAATGTTACCATCTAGAGATTTGATTTTGTCACGAAACTCTGGAAGAATCTCTGCTTTGGTGTATGCCCCGGGGCCATCCCAACCATAAGGGTCATAATGTGCTGCTTCGGTGAAAACAGCTGCTATAGGCGAATCGCCTAAGATAGTTCTTGCCGGATGCTGCTTCTCAGCTTCTCTCGTGGGGTGGTCGATATGCATATGCATACCTGCTGGATACACACTTTTTCCACAAGCAGCCGATAATACTGCTTCTGAGTAGTACCCGGAAGAACCCCAGCCTGGAGTAATAATATGAACATCGATAACTCCGGGCTTAACATCTTCCCGAAACTTTGTTATCGGACCATCGTGCGGTGTTGCCTCGATGATAGTTTTGCTGTTCGACGTCATCTGTTCAATCCATGCTTTTTGTCTAAGATGCTCCAAATTCCCACCAAAGGTGGTTTTCTCGTACGAATCAGTGACGAAAGCTCTTGAGCTTTCAGCCCAGACAGAATGTTCGTCCAGACATGGCATACTGAATCGTCTTCTGAGACATAGCCATTAGTCTGTAGTTAGCTTCAATAGTTTATGAGGGTTGCTTGCAGTTATAACAGCTGCCAAAAAAGTTAGTAATGTTCGATGAAGTTGGCCATTGCAGTCTCTGCTTCGGAGACAGTTGACACGTTGTGGTAGACTCTAGACAAGCCAGAATAGAGGTTCATGCAACCCATGGTGTGGTCAACGCTGATGTACTGACCGATGTACTCGAACCCACCATTGGTAGCCTCGAACTTGACTGACATGTCGTATCTCTTCGTTTGAAGTTTGCTCATCGTGGTTGCTCCGAAAAATTTAGAGGATGTATTTCTCAACGAACTCGTAGTCGCTGAGGATTTCCTGACCGTTAGATGCTTGTCTGGCGCAATAGGCGTCGTATTCGTCGTCGTATATGCAAGCCAGTCTCCGGATTTCTTCTGTAGGTTCCATTGTTTGTTGACTCCTTAGTACATACTGTAGTAGGCCCCAATTGTATATATAGGTGACTATTTGTTACTCATGCAATTTGCAAAAAAATTAGTCGACGGATTGACGTTTCCGTCGCTGGTTGCATACTTCCATGAACCATTCTCCCGGTCTTACTATCTTGCCGTAGACAGTTGGGTAGCAATCTTCGAATTTGTCGATGTTCTGGTTGATAAACTCCTCAGCTTCCAGGTGGCAAAACTCTCCAACAAATGGTCTATGATGGTAGAGGCCAGACTCCCTTTCAGTTTTCAGTTCGTAGTAGACTTCGATAGTTGCCATGCTAGTTGACTCCAAGATGCATACTGTAGTAGGTCTTGATTGTATATATAGGTGACTATTTGTTACTTAGCTATGAAGCCAACTTATGCTGGCACCAAAAAAGTGGATTAGTTGCAGCAAAACGCTGTCAAGAACCCAGAAAAAAAAGTCATTGCTTGGTCGCTGTCTTCTACATTGAAGTAGTCTTGGGTGACGCCAGTTTCGAAGTTCCTACAGGATAGGTAGTTTTTTGCCCGATCGTAAGTAGCATAGCAAACTTCGTCCCCGACTTTAGCAGAGAACTCGACCAGTCGTGGTCGAACTGTAGTAACGATTTGTCCCATGTTTGTTGACTCCTTAGTACATACTATGGTGGGTCCCAATTGTATATATAAGTAACTATTTGTATCTTCAAGGATCTCGAACTTTGATGTCGGACAATCAATATGCAAAAAAAAATTAGTTGTTGTTGATGAACTTGCAGAACGTGTTGATTGCCTGTCCATTTGTATGAATGTCCTCGTAGGCCTCTGTCGCATTGGTGTCCAGGTTCTTGCATTCCAGGGTGAGGTTGCCCCGATGGAACTTCGCGAAGTAGTGGTCGTCGTTTACGATAGCGCGATACTCGTTTGTCCATTCCCGTTTTGTGGTCTTGATAGTGCTCATGTTAGTTGGCTCCTTAGTACATACTATAGTAGGCCCCATTTGTATATATAGATGACTATTTGTTACTCAGGCAACCTTCAAAAAAATTAGTTTTTCTGGTACTTCTTTTTTCGTTGCCTGGCAACTGCTCTAGTCCAGACGTCTCGTTTAGGTTGACGACCATCGACTACTGGATACCAGCCTCTGAAATGTTCGGCGTTTTTGATAACGAACTCTTCTGCTTCTAAACGGCTAAACTCGCCGGAGAAGACACGATGCCTGCTAAACTTAGTAGCATCGTTTAGTTTCACATACACTTCTACGATTGCCATGTTATTCTACTCCGTTATACGCATAGTAGTATGACCCGTAAGTATATATAAGTAACTACTTGTATCTTGGAGTAACTCGCGGTAACTCAAATTTACTAGACATCGTCAAGACAAGTTTTCTTCGTCCATTACGTCTGCTATTGACCTTCCCTCGTTGCTGGCTTTGATCGAGGCAAGGACGATTTTTCGTTCCCTGTCAGTAGGAGCCACCTTCTTCTTAGACCAGACTAAGCCTTCACCGGTTTCGACAAAACGATTCTCCATGATTATACCTCCACTTTCATACGATTTGCAATGTTATTATATGCCTCGACAGTATATATTTAGTTCCATACACCATACCACTTCCCGATGTAGTTTCTTAATAGTAGCTATGCTTACCATCCCTGCATGTGGATTGTAGTAGCCGTTTCTGCCACACCAAATGCATAAAACGGATATTACTAAAGACTCCTAGAAACCAGTGATGTCGTCGGTGCTTAGTCATCGTGAACAACTACCATATGCAGGAGCCTCAAGTCCAAGTCTTTGAACTCTTCGATGCCAACTAGCTTCAATCTTACCCCACGGTTTATCAGAAACTCTGATTCCGACTTCATGGCAATCCCTCGTTCGCCTGCAGGCAAAACAATATCCATAATGTTGTCGAACCTATCATCACCAGAACCACCAGCGAAAAACGAAGCAGAATCTAGACTTGTCGAGGTTGACATGAATCCATTGTCGACATACCCACCATTCTTGATGACTCTCTTGTATGTACTGTATCCCAAACCACGATAAACTTGGACTGGCTTATCGAGGACGGTTTTGTCGAGGTCAAAAATCGTAGACAAATCTTTTACATGTTTTACTGACCATTTGCGAGCAGGCTCTCCACCAATCAACGAAAGGCCACGTAAATAGCGGTTCATGTCACGGTACCCCGACCCTTTGTACGACATCAAAGCAGCGCTTTGCTCCATGGTCAACTCAGATACTGACTGAACATACTTCGAAACGTCTTCGCTCCAACGGTTTTTATACAGGTTATATTTCCTGTCCGGCGGAGTATGCTTAATAACTATCGTCTCAACTTCGGTCCCCATGAACGATTTACTCGTCGGTTTAGCTGCTTTTGCATCTTTCTCTGCTTTAGCTGCCTGTATAGCCAATGCAATTTTAGCATCTTTGGCATCCTGCTTTGCTTTAGTCGCAATTAATGCTTTAGCCTTCTTTAGCATGCCTGGATGCGTCGTTTTCTTTGCAGCCTTAGCAACTTTAGATTTTTTGGCGTCTTTAGCAGCCTGGACTGCCTTAGCAACTTTAGCATCCAATGCTGCTTTAGCTGCAGCCTTCGCAGCGATGTCTTCTTTGGTAACAAGAGCCATATGAGAAACACGGAGTTCTAAATCTTCGAACTCCTCTACCATGACAAGTTTAAGCTGGGTACCAGGTGGGAGCAGGAACTCACTTTCTCCCTTCATGGCAATACCCCTTGACCCCTTAGGCAAAACCACCTTAATGACGTTCTGGTATCCTTCTGAGGAGATCCCTGAGAATTTCTTGGCAATCTTCAAGTCCATAGAAGTCGACATAAATCCGTTGTCAGTGTATGTGCCATGTTTGAATATATTACGATATATCCTGCTGCTTACACCACGGTATACTGCCACTGGTTCCTTCGTCTTAGTACCAGGCTTGTTGAAGATCGACGTTATCGACTTCGATACGACGTCTAGACGGTGGAGGTCTTTCTTGGTGGTCTTCGGGCTTATCGTCCCTCGCATGTATTCGTTAATCTTGCCGAAACCATAACTCTTATACTCCATCAACGAAGTGTTTTGCCTCTTAGACAGCTTTAGCTTCTGGTAGTCGTATTTCTCGATATCGCTCCACCGGTCTTTCATCAAATGTTCTTCTTGTTCGTCGGAAGTATGCTTGTTCACCATCTTCTCGACTTCATAAGCCTTTGGTGGGATCCTCTGGTATTCGATCCAACATCTGCAACGTACATGAAACGGTGCGTTTTGATGGCCAGATGGAAACGGTTCGTTCAGCCCTATCCACCCAATAGCATCGTTCTCGACGCACATCAAAGACACTTTGTTGTCTTTCATCGAGTTGCTACGTTTCTTGAACTGGAGTCCTTTCTCAGCCAAGTTGTCGATTGCCAAACGGTTACCACCCTCGAATGCTTGTGCCGACTCATGGACCGCTATTAGTTTAGCTCGTTCTTTGGAGAATCCATCGAACTGTCGATGGATCTGCTTAGCCATGTGGGTGAAGCCCTTGCCCTCGTGGATAGTAGACGATACGATCTTCTTTATCTTGTCGCCAGTCGTTGTCTGGATGCCTTTGATGTAGTCGACTGAGCCACCATGTTCGTCGAACCAATTGGTTGCGTTGGGGTTAGTCAGGTCGAACGTCTGACCATATGGGAACTGGTTGTCGCCAAACTTGATGCCTTCCTCGACACCTGCTTCTTCGGCTTTGACGATGACGTCACGAAGTTCATCGTTGGTAGAAGCTTCGACTTTGTCCCACACCAAGTCCATGTCTTTGTAGTCGAAAGCCTCCGAGTACTTGCAAACCGATTCATTGAAGACTGACTTATGCTTCGACAACTCAGTCATCAACAGACGTTTCTGCTTCTGGAAAAAGACCGACAACCGCTTCTGAGAAACCTTAGATATGCGGGTGATTTGTCGGTCCTTATATAAACCTATAGACGCAGATTTTAGGTCCATTCTACCCCTGCTGCATCTCTCTCACGGCAGCTACGAGACGGTCTACTGACTCAGATAACTCACCATTCTCCGAAGCAGATGCTTCTAAAGCTGCGTTGAAACTATCGATCAGGAGGTCCCTTTCGTCGTCTGGCAAGTTGATATCGAGAGATTCGTACAACCCACTAATCAACGACTTGATGCTGACAGTACCTGCAAAAGACCCAGGTTGGCCGAGCGTAGCTGCATTGATCAACGACGTAACGTAATCTAGAGCGTCCTGACTTCGGATTGGAGGGAACGATATTTCTACATCGTCAAAGTCGAAAGCTGCTTTAAGAATAGCCGACAACGTGTCCGACCAATCTTCTTGCCTCGATTCGATCAACGTCAAAAATGGCCCCGTAAGTTCTTTGGCAGTTGCTAAGTTTCCAGTGCTGGGATCGCCAGTCAATAACGTCTCAGGTACACCAGTTCCAGCACATACCATGATCAAGAAATATCGAGAGTCCTTTGCACCAACAATCTTGCCAGCGCCTGCATCGACAACCTTCATTTCGTTGCCCTCGGATCCCACAACCATCGAACCAGGAGGGTTACTTTGCAACGGTGTCCCTGGCTTCTTCAGGTCACCAGCAAATTGTTTTCCTAAAGCTTGTACTTGCGGCTTTCCACCATTTGTCGTGAACATATGGGTGTACTTCCTCAATGCTGCTACTATAGCAGCGAAGTCTTCTAAGAACCCCTCGTGTGCTCTGGCCCAATGTATAGCTACTGATAGTTCAGTTATCGCCCACTCCTGTCGGATCCCTTTCCTCGAACTCATATGGTATATCGACACGTTGGAGTCTACTTCAATCGACTGGTTGTCAACGTTGATGGTGTCTTCGATGTCTTCGTTGAAGATCGACGGGTACGCAATAGTTTTAGTTACTCTGTGGCGGTTTGTCCATGTACGAATGTAATACGTCGGGCGGCTAGAATCGTCGTCGTCAAGAACGATAGCAGATATTTCTTCGACTGGCCAGACTCTTATCTGAGGCGGCGACAAGTTCTTCCAGATTGCAACGAAGATGTTGCCTGACTTCTGCAGCTCCGCATCTGCCTCCTGTATAGCTTGCTGACTGAAGAACGCCTGTCGGTTCAGCAAGTCTTTTCTCATACTGTCGATGCTAGACTGGTCGGCATCGGACGATCCCACCATTTGGAAAGAACCTGAAAAGGTGAACAACGTCTTGACATCGACAGCACGTCTAATGAGCGGGTTGAACTGATACATGAACGAAGCCAAGTTGGCGTATAAGTTGACTGCATTCTTGTTGACATACCTCGACTGTCCTGCAGAAGAACCAGATACTTTAGACCACATCTTGTCGATGCCCAGCCGACGTTCCCATGCCGTATCGAAGGCCGATTCCGCGTTGACAGTCAAGTTGTCAACTTGGCGAGACAACACTTCGTTCGTCTTACCAAGGTCGACAACCATCTTCTCCATCTCAGACAAACGTCCACCCGACGCTAAGTCTGCAAGTTGTTCTAACACAATTTCACCACCTATCTAACGTACCCACGAAGGACGTATATGCAATCGAGGTTCTTCTGCTTACGGAGCAGCCATTCGTACTTGTTCCTCGGTATCTTCAGGGTCACCAAAGCACCATTTGAGTAATGGCCACCTGACTCGATCATGCGCTCGATAGGTCTGGCGATGGCTTCTTTGCGGTCGATCTTCATTCCTTCAAGCATGTCTCTCACCTCAGTGGAAACCTCGATTGTTGTCATCCCGGGTTTCCCCTTGGTCTCCGAGGTCTCGACCTCGTCCTCGACCTCGACAGGTTCCTTCATCTTTGTCTGCCCGGGGATCTTGTTTATGTTGCTAACTTTTGACGGTTCGCTGATTGTAGGTTTTCTTGCCATCTGTTTCTCCAAGTTTTGCTATCGTACGATAGCTTATATCGCATAGTCGTCGACTATACGGTACACGGTTTTCTTGTTCGCGCTGATGTCGAACTGCCCAACTGACATGTACCATAATGCCATCGACGTACTGTCGACGTCGTCATCATGGATAGTTGGTTCTGGAAACGACACCATCGTCTCAACGTAGTCAGACAACCAATGCATCGACTCAGGCATCCACACCAAAGAGGACCTGAACAACGGAGTTGTCGATTCAGCCCTCGTTCGTTTGTCTGACGTCGACAGTGGTAATATTCCCTCGACAGGGATCAAGTGCTCTGATGCTCTCAACGACTGTATCAACGACTGCCCCGATGCTTTGTCTTCTACCAATACCGCATGCGGCCGATGCATCAAGTACTGGTCTTCCGCTGCAGATAATAGCTGGGGATACGACACACGGTCTTTCCACCTGTCGATCATGAAGTACCCATATTCGTTCATTCCCCAAGTGGTACAAACAGAGAAGTCAGGGTCGGACATCTTGTTGCCACGTTTTACTGGAGCTTTAAACGCAGTATCCCACGACTGTATCTTAAGTGGCCACTGGTAGTAGACGTAGTCCTGGAGTGGATACCTCTGGTCGAAGTACGACCGACGGAAGACATCACCAGTTGCAGGCCTGACTTTCCAGTTGCCGTATCTCAGACGCATCATCTCGACGTAATTCAGTGCCATGAGGTTTGTTCGATACTGCGGGTCTTCCCTCATCAGTATCGGGTTGTCCTCGAGTTTAGCTGGTATGAACGTGAGAGATTTCGGCTCGGCGTCGGGGTAGTTTTCTTTTAGTTCCTCCGGTGTGTCGCTCCACACCAATAAGTTGTTCACTCGTATGAACCATCTCAGTACACCAGACCTTTCGTCGTATGGGTAGCCGGTATCCTGATCGATCCACCATTCGACAAGCTTAGCCACCCAGCTGTCGGGGTCGGGGTTGCAAGTCGCTCGTATGTACGGTCGTACACCGCATACTGACCTGTTACGAGACAGTAAGTACCAGAACTGAAACTCGGTAAAATGCGTCAGTTCATCGAAGACAATCAAAGGGACCTGGCTTCCCTGGTAGTCGAAGACATTCTTCTCGTACTCCAGGTGAGCCATCTTTATGGCGTTGTTATGTGGTGGAAACACCCATTTGAGGTCAGACTGGTTTGGAGTTGCACCGACGTACGGATAGATGCCAGCTGCGGTGTCCCACAACGCACCCTCTGCAGTAATCTGAGGAGTTGTTCGACGAAATATGATTGTACCAAAGCCCTTGACTTCTTGAACGTAATGCAATGGCTCCAGCAATATACCATACGTCTTCCCTGACCCTGCTGCCCCACCATAGATGCAAATGTCCGCTTCTGACGACAAGAACTCCTCTTGCTTCCCAGGTTGCGGCCAGATCGACCTTTCTTCGTCCTGCATGCTTCGTCAGTCTTCGTCTTCGTCTGGCTTGGTCTTAGACATACGGTTGTTCGATGGGAGATAAATATGGACGTTGCTGTCGATGTTTCCACTATGCTTGATGTCCTGCTTCGTTGACCACCCTAACTGCGTCAAAGAAAACTTGGCCATTCCAGGGTCCCACAGTTTAGTCCCCCCAAGACGTTCAAGCTGAGCTTCCTTCTTCAGGATACAACGTTCACGAACGTCGTCGAACTCAGGGTAGTCGTAGATACACTTCCTCGACACATGATTACGATAACAAAACTCCGCCACAATCGGAACATCCGTCCTGTCGATGTATCGAGCAAACTTGTCGATGATTGCTTTTACAGTCTCAGGCGAATACTGGCGAGGTTGTCCTCCTTTTTTCCTGGCCATTAGTCTTAGTGTGTGAGACATATATATAAGACTAATTCAAACCCCATCAGACAACTGACGCCTCTTCAGGAGTACCAAAGGGATTTCGCATCCGTCGCGACAGAGGCGTATAGCGGCAAGTTGGAGGAATATGTCGTTGAAGGTTCCTACATCGATTCATCAGTGAACGAACGTCCCCTATTTGCAATACCAGCATTTGGCCCCTTTCTCAATACCCTACGTAGCGACTGAAAAGTATAGTATATATCCAAATGGGGGCATAATGCTAGTATTGCAGACAGCTTTTTTCCATTTTTGAGACCTTTGGCGTTCCCTTCCGGTAGATCTTGCGACCTCCTGGTAAAGCCTTCGCCTCCCCTGTTGGTGTTGTCTCAGGGGTCAAAATTGTGCTATGGTTGATGCTACGGTTCCTGAAAAGGGGTTAGGTAGAAGTAGCTCCTAAGACCCACAGTTCGTCGAAATTCGTATGTCGTAGTTTCATTCGTCCTGCTCAGCTTCGCGATTCAATGCCTCCATTAGCCGACCAAGGACGAAGGTCTGGCGGAGCAGTTCCTCGATGAAGTTCATGTTGTTGACGTTGACTCCGATTTCGTCTGCCTTTATCGCCACGTGGTCGCTCATCATCGTTAGCCCGTGGATGCTGTTGAAGATGTCGCTGACGCTAGTTGCAACTTCGTCTCTGTCGTTTAGGGTCAGTGCTTCTTCGGTGACAGCAATGACTCCAGAGAAGAGGTTGGATATGAGGTTCATCCGGTCCAAGACGTCTTCAGGTTTATCGATCTTGACCATGTCCGACATCATCTTAGTCATCTGCTGTTCGGCGTTCTCACCGTCCCCTGACGAAGCTCTCTTCTTTTGGTACGTTCGAACGATGACCTCGAGTTGGGCAGATGTTATTTTCGTCATGGTGGCGAAAGTTGACATCAGGTTTTCGACTACTTCGTCGACTTGTTCTGGCTCCTCAAGATCAACCGCTTTTTTACCAATGGCTTCGACCAACCCAAGAATGTCTTCGATCGACTGAAGCAAGTCGTTTGAAGTCTTGGCCGAGTCGATTGTCTCTTCAATCGTCTGTTTCTGGGCATCCATCTTCGTCATCTCCATTGTCAACATAGTAGTCGTTCCATGTCTGAACTGTCAGTGGCTGTCTACCAGGGCCTTTGTCGCTTGTCGGGTAGATGCGAACTTTGTGGCTTTTGTCTTGTACCAGCATGACAGTGTTGTTTTCATCGCGGCTTTTGAGTTCGATAGCCTCGACGGAAACTTGTCCAGTTACCATGTTGGTCGACATGTACATCCTCGACAAATGCATGTCTTTGAGGTCGTCTTCCATCTTGTTGACGACCGCAAGGTCGATCGGACGGTCGTTCTTGTGAACTAAGTGGACTTCTGGTTCATTCTTCTCCATTTCGTTGGCCAGAATTCTGACAACATCGCAGAATAGTTCATGTTGTTCGGTGCTTTCTGGCTTATGGCGAATCGAGGTCGCCAGTTTGGCCAGGTCGTGGGCAACTTCGGTGACGTCTTTGGTTCTTCCGAATCGACAAACGATGTTGTCAAGCAGTTCAATTCTCTCGTCGTATGTGGTCATTCGTTCGCTCTCTCTTTTGTATCTTCGTTTTTCTTCGCATGCTTTGCGTTGGCTGCCATCATCCCAGCATCGTGTGCTAGGCTCAGACTTTTCAATACGACTGGAGCTTGAATCACCCTCAGTAGCATCTGGAGCTCGATCGTACCAAAGAAGAACCTTTCGACTGCGTCAGCGGATTCGACAAAATCTTTCGATGCTTTGGCCTTTTTAGCAGTATCGGCCATGTCGTCGCACAAGTCTGCTATGTTCCTGAGACATCCACCGACGTCGTCAATAGTTGTCGATGCTTCGATTTTCAGGCGAATGTCGGTCGCTCTGTCATGATAGTAAGTCATTTTTTTGCCTCTTCTTTTTTCCAGTGTTTTTCGTATGCTTTTGCCATTATTTCGTTGGTCCCAACTGTTGGGTGACGAGGTTCTCTACCCATGAGTTCTGCTAAGCTTGCAGGAGATGGTCGAGATTCTACATACTTCGACCCCTCGTATAACGGCATAGCACGAGGTTTCTTGGCGATTCGATCTGCTAACTCACAGAGCGTAGCAGGTTTTTCGAGGTTTCGACCTACGAACCCGGTGTTGCACCCATCGACTTTTGCGGTTACTGGGTATCTTGTTACCGACGATCCGTTTTTGACAACGACAACTGGTGGCGAACTCATGCAATGGCCGAACCTGTTGTCGTCTTCTAGAGGTACCCAACAAGCACAGTTGTAGCAGAAGTTGATGGGGACTCTCGGCTGTTCATCTTGACTCATATGTTTCTCCGATTTCTTTGGTTGATTCTTTGACTCCATTTTTCAGGACGAATACTAGATCCCCGGGGACCTGAACTTTCTTGATGTAGACTTCGGCTTTTTTGCCGAGAGACTTTTTGAGGTCACCTAATGTGACGACGTTCATGCTTTCGTCAAAGTTTTCGTTTTCTCTTGCCAGGCCGTATGCGACCTTTGGTCCTATCAGACGTATGGCGTCTGAGTTGCTGATCTTCGAGATTTCGTCGTATGTAGACGGGCTTTCGTTCTTAAGTTTTTCGAGGTCGACTGTCTTCTTAGTCTTCATGTCGACTGCTACTTCGTACTGTTCGTCAGTAATGCCGTCGCGATGAATCCGGTTAATCTCTTGTCGATATTGGGCATCGTATTCGGCCGCCAATGAAGACAACGCTGCGCTCATGGCTTTGCACCATCTAGCGTAGTCGTATGGCAACTGTGGCATGTCGATCGCCGCAGCAAGTTTGATTGTTTGTGTGTCTATTTCCATCTTAGACTCCCATAGCTTATTACTCTATGGCTCAAGTTCAATAGTCGATTCTAGCCCCCTTGGCATCCATCTGTAGATGGTCGTAGCCAAAGCCAGGACCTTGCTTAAAACTTCTTGTTTTCTGCCAAAAATTCCTCCTTGGAAGTATCCATTCCTATATAGGAACCGAAAGTATATATAGATAACTAATCGTCTACTATCGATGACTTATTTGACCTTTAGTAGCACCAAGAAAAAGGAGGTTAAGATATGTTATCCCGTCGTTCAGGGATTGTTCTTGGCCTTCATCTTCTGCCTCTTCTCCTTCACCATGGCTATGGCACAGACCTTGCAAATGTCGTCTCTGCCAGCCATAGTCTTTGAGAACTTGGTTTCGTTTGGCCGTAGAGATGCACCACAGATGGAGCATTTAGACTTGTCACCAGTTCCTGCTTCTTTTTTTGGTGGTGCTGGCTGTTCAGGAATTTTTGACTGCTTGGATTCTTGCCCGGCTAAGTTACCCTTAAACTTTATGCCAGGGACCGACTTACGGCCACTCTGTGTCTCTGCTGGATCCTTTTTGCTAGTAGGTCCACTAGTTAGGGTAGCTGCTTTTGCTGGTGGCTGTTTTGCAGCTGGCTTGTTTGCCACTGGCTTGCTTGTTGTAGTAGCTGCTTTTGCAGGTGGCTTATTGAAGGTCATCCTTTTACGACCATCGACCCCATGAGTAGGTTCCTTCTTTGGTGCTTCAGGGCAAGTGTCGCATGCTTTGGTGCCTTTAGCCTCGCAGTTCTCAGGAGTTGTCTCGGTCGTCTTTCCTGACAGTACTCTGGTCCTGTAGCTGTCAATATGCTTTGCCACTACAGGGTCGTTCCTGCCGTATGTACCAAGGATGTTGTCAAGCAGTTGCTTAGTCTGAGCAATGTCGTTTGCATCGTTCACGTTCGTCTTGATTTCGATCCTCAGGTTTTCGAAGTTCTGCAGGTTGATCGTTGCTCCCAGTGTCATTTCTTTGATGGTCATTTTTTTTGTCTCCATTACAATATCGAATCTAAAAATTTGGTCGTCTTCTTTGATACTTTCACATCCAGGCAGTCGCACTTGTAGTCCTGAATGAAGTCTATGAACTTTGGATACACTGCCTGAATCTTCTTTGCTGTCGACATCCCAACTCCATCGAGGGACAAATACATCCCGAAGTTAGGATCAATGCGGTTGATGGTTTTCGAATGGCGTTCTACTAAGAACGTCTTATCGAGGCTATGGTGCTTCTCACGGATCTTCACCAAAGCAACTGCAAACTGGGCAGGAGAGTCGACTGGAAGTATCTTCGTCGTCGTCTTAGCCAGTAAGCTACACATCGACCCGATTCTTTGGTTCGAAGTTAGCTGAGGAGCTGGCTTGCAATACCTGGCTTTGTCGAACTTTCCTACGATGAAGACGTACGACTTGCTGTACTGATCCATGTCGGCACATTGGGTGAAGATACGACCGTCTTTGACCGAACTGATGTAGTCGCAGACTGTCTTTCGTTCGATGATGATTTCGTTGTCCCAGCAATAGTCACCGACTGGTAACGTTTCGACTTGAACGTCAACGTCCATCAATGCTTGGACTTTGGCTTTGACGTCAGCTCGAACTTTGGCTGGCTCACGAGAGTCGATGGTTAGCATTGGTCTGGTCATATGCACACCGACCTCAGTAATTCGATGATCGACCCGAATGCTTCTTCGACGTTGTCGGTCGAAAATGACTTGGCAAAGACTCTGGCACCATTTCGTTTGGCTGTTGCTATAGTCTGCTCATAACGCTGGCAAACGTCGACACTATAGTCATTCGTCTTGTCGTATAGCAGTATGAAGATGCAATCCAGATGTTTGCTGTCTCCTGGAGGGAAGGTCCAATAGTTGAGAGGAGTGGTTTTTCCCTCCTCTTTCCTATAGACGATCTCAGATATCACTGGGTGCCTGTCGACGACGACGTTGCACTTACAGGACGTTAGCAAGTCGATGGTCTTCATGTCGTCTAGTACATACCAGATGGAGTCGTCGGTGTTGTACTTCTTCCCATGGTGGTGAGGGAGGTACGGCCCTCTTTCCCATAGTTGAAAGCCGATTGCCTCCGATACTGCTCTTGCCAGAGTCGTCTTCTTTGACTGATCTGGACCGTCGAAAAATACCATCATTGTCCGTTAAGCTCCTTGAGTTTTGTCTGGAACATCGACGCATACTTGCTCTGGCTCTTCTCCGAGGTCGACCTGGAGCATTTATGCTTGTATTCGCAGTACTTACACTCGTAAGTCGGTTTGTCGTACCCCGGGGGAGCTACCTCATCTTTGACGCTTTCGATGACACTCTGGAAGTTACCCATGATGGTGTCGAAAGATTCTTGGCTGTAGGGTATTCGAATTTGATTAGTCTTCCCGATGTTCGACCGGTCGACGTATAAGACGCACCCTTTAGGAATACCAAAGATGCCGAGGTAGCACATCAGTTGCCCTTTATGGCCTGTCTGTGGGTAGATCGACTTCATTTGAACTTTCGATGTGGTCGACTTGATTTCTCCGACGTACATCTCACCTTCCGGGGAAGTCACCACGAAGTCGGCAAACCCATGGACATCGATGTCGCCCTTTTTGTACTCTGCTCTCTTCTGAGAAACAACCTCGTACCCCCTTGGTTCCAGTGCGATTGTTAGTGCTTCGATTACTCCTAGCTCCGCTGCTACCCCCATCTTGAATAACCCCAGTGGTAGTTTAGAACCTTCGTAGGTTGGTTCGTTCATCTGCCTGAAGTATAGCCTCCGATTACAGACGAATGACTCTGTTGGGTAGAAGACTCCTGGTCTTCTGTCGTACCTCTTGGTTTTGGGCTGGAGCCCAAGCTCGATTTCTTCTTGAATGTTTATCATATGTTCACCTATCTGAAGCTGTCTAATGTCTGGTTGACTGGCACGTTGAACCTGAACATGATTGGAGCAAACATATGCTTCCAGATGTAAGACCGATGTTGTACCTTGATGTTGACTGACCCGTCGTCGTTTGCTACGACCACATCTGTCTTCTGGCCACCAACTTTCAGGTACCCAACTTTGTCTCCGACTCTTACGTCAGGCCCTTTCATTGCTGCTGCCCTGACATGAGGGGTCAACGTAGCGTACATCTCAATCGGCTTCTTCAAAGTCTTGAAGATAGCCATTCGATCGTCAAGTTCGCCGTTGTTAAACTGTCGTTTAGTCTCTTTGATGTATGCCCCCCAATTCTCATTGTTCAGCATCTTCAGGAGTAGTTTGTCCTGGAAAGTCTTCACTGCCTCTGGCCAGTCATGTCTGACGGACTCCAACCCACGTTTGTATAGGTAGTTGACTGGCTTTGTACCATCGTGAACAACTACTCCGGCGTATTTCTTCTTGGCAATGATCATCATTGCGTCGAAGTACTTCTCGACTTCCAAGTTGAATGTACTCTCGCCTGGCAAGTTGTACTTGTCTTTCGCCCACCGGTTGATGTAGTCGTTAGTCTCTTTGGCTAAGACGACTGCTTTCTCAACATTGTCGATCTGGACGAACACCGAATCGGTGTCTGCACCAACTACTTTGTACCCTTTAGACCGAACGAAGTTGATGGTTGCCGGAAGAAGCTCTCGTTCGACTGACTGGACATTTTGACAACACTCGAACTTGTAATGCCTTCCTCGATAGAACCCAGTGGCACCGAACAACGAGTTGATCAGGACTTTGATACTGTGGTACCTCCATACCATAGCCTTTCCTTCGAATGAATCTGGGTCGGCTTCGGCTTTGGCTTTCCCCATCTCGGTCTTCAGATGCATTAGCTCTTTGATGGTGTCGACGACGTATGACGTCTGCTTCGAACTGAACGACCCGATTGGCGCTTTGATGTCACCGGAGCCATCGTCCACATACGTGTCTGGTCCGATGTTCAACGACCTCATGATGTTAGGGTATAGCGAGGAATAATCCAAAATCGCTACGTTTTTGACGATCCCTGTTATTGGTGGTTCCATGACCAAACCACCAACATAAGTTGGTCGTTTTACTTCCTTCCTCGTCGGAACAACGATGCCTCGTTTGTTGGCGTTCTTGGTGAAGATCGTATCGACTCCACGCAGGATGCTCATCTTAGACATTCCGTTTTCGTCGAGGTAGAAGTGCTCGTTAGGGAAAGTGTTGCAACTTTGACATATCGAAAACAGGAAGTTTATCAACTGGTACTTCTTCTCAATCGCCGACGTTATCTTGGCGTCCATCATGTTGTACTTGATCAACGTGTCGACATCGTTCTCGAAGAGGTCCTTGAGGTTAGCCACGTCGACATCAAGCTTAGCCATACCAAGATCTTCGACCTTGGCTATGTTGTCCAGCGAGAATGAGGACTTTTCAACCAAAGTAACGAACTTGTACAATGCCAGGAAATCCAGGTCGATGATCTGGAATTCGTCTACGTCGATGTCCAGCCATTTGCACCGGTTTTTGATGTACGGCCAGTCGAACCTTTGTGAGTTCCACCCACCAATGATACGATACTGCATTGCCAGGTCGAGGAACTCCTGGATAAGCCATCCTTCGTCTCTGTCACAGAAGACGAATTCGTTCCCATCTTGGTCTACTGCGCAGATCGACAGGATACGATACTTTGCTTCTTCTGGTTCAGGGAACTCGTCGCCTGCCTCGACCTCTATGTCGTATACCAAGTGTTGCTGTGGCATGGTAACTCGTAAGTCGAGGTCGATAGCTACCCGTTGGCCGAAGGGGATGTCGCCTTCGAACGTCTCAATCCCATGCCGTTTGCAATCCTCAACCATGTCCTTGACCTTGTAAGGAGACGAACATTCGATTTTCTCGACCCCACCTTGGTTGTTGTCAACGTAAAAATAGGGTAAGAAAGGAGCTGGGACTTCCTCGACCTTGTCTGGCCGAAGAATCTTCAACATCGTCTTGTTGTTATGTTTGTCCCAGTACCATCGCATAGAATACATGTTTACCTCACATACCGGTTGACATTCTCCTCGTTGACATACAAGTGAGCACATGAGATGTGCACTGTGAGCTTTCCAAGGTCCAGAGGGATTAACCTGGGGGACTGATTTAACGTGTCCTGTATGGTCTTCTGCAGGCTTCTGGTGGCATAGATGTCGTATGGCAGCACTCCATCAAGGTCACTCGACCTAAGGAATAGCTCAGCATTGACTGCACCATCTCTGACGAAGAACTGAACTGCCAGGATGCAAGCAATGTTGTATGGATGGTAGTCTGCCTCGAGGATTCTTGCTCTTCTAGTCGACAGGTCACCTTTGAGAAGTTCGATGATGCCATTCATCTCGAACTCGACCTTATGTCGAATATGAAGAAGACGCATGTCAGCAAACTCGATGTCTAGCCCTTCCAAGAGGTCTGCCTTTGGTGAGACGTCGACCATGATGTCGAAGACTTCGTGCGTCTGTTTGTCACGAACCGTTGACAGCTTCCCACATTTCCAAACGTACTGTTTCATCGTCTCGAAGTCAGCCATCTCACGAACTGTGAAGATGCGAGGGCAGTTCATTTGAACGACCCTCCTACTAAGTCAATGCAACTCTGGATGTCTTCCTCTAGCATGTGGCTCAGACCAAGGTGTTTGTCCTTCTTGACTGCGTCGATGACGATGCCTTCCCAGTCGTTCTTGCCAGGGATCGATAACCCAGTGTCGTGGCTAATCTCAGCTGCCGAAGAGCAAGACCGGTTGAACTCGGCGTACTTTTCACCACCTGCTACTGGATGGCGTCCGCACCCAGTAAAGAGGCACCCAAATAACTCCGATAGGCCGTACTGCTGATGGTACTGGCAAGACTTCGACCAGTCGCATCCTGGACGCATGAATGCTGCCAGGAGAGGATACTCCTTGCTGATGGCGTCACGAATGAGCCACATCACTGCCACGGTATCAAACTGTTCGCAGAACTTCATCCTCTGGAAGGACATGTTCTGGAGAGCCAGATAGTTAGCAGACATCACCCATCTATGGACCGTACCCATAGGAAGGATAAACCTCGCTGACTGCCAGGACTCATGGCAACTCCTGACTGTCGTTTCGTAGGCGTCCTTTGCTGCCTTGAATGCTTTGGTGTGTGCTTCGAGCTGTTCCTCGTCGGCCGCCACTTCGTTAGGAATTCTGAGCGAAGCATCCATCCAGTCGTTGTCGCGAGTACCAATGGAGTTGATGCCCACACCAATCCTATGGCGAGCGTACTGGTCGAACGCTGCCCTTGACGCTCCTTCGATGGCAAAGGTGAACTTTGGTGCCTCGAGGACTTCGGCTAACGTCTTACGACTGAGAACTGCCAGGAGAGTTGTCAAAGCACCTTTGTCGGATACTCTTTCGTACTTCCCTTCCCAGTTTTCGGCGTTGCCCCATGTTGCGGTGACACCATCGAAGATAGCTCTGTAAGGGTCTGTCGGCCAGTCAAGCATCTTCACTTCGATGCCTTCGCTGCCAAAGAAGATTTCGTCTTTACGTTCCATGCCAGACGATGGGTTAGTTCCCATCGTCGCTCTAAGGTTTCTGATTTCGTCTGAATTCATTGTTGTTCCTCGGTTAGTTTATTCGTTGTCGTTTAAGCAAGCTTTCTCGATTATCTTACGAACTAGCTTGAATGATTCCAGGTCTTCGCTCTTTTCGGAGTTGACTTTTACTGCCCGAAGACCTGCTAGTTTCATCC